ACTGAAAGTGCTAAATCAAAAGATCCCGTAGTTCCATTGTTATTATATGTAACTGGTATTAGGATAGTAGCTGAAGAAGGAGTACCGATAGCATCAGCGTATATAACACCAGCGCCTTTGAGTACTCCACTACCTATGTCAGTTCCGTTGGCTTGTGATACAAGGAATTCCCAACCACTTACCGTGTTAATAGAACCAATACTAAATTGTCCATCTGAAGGAGAGGCACTTGTTGTGAATGTCTGCTCAGTACCACCAATAAATACTTTTACAGAACATGAAAAATCGCGTCTTGTCTCATTTGATACTACACCCACATCATTAGCTGCAAAGGTATGATTCTCATTTGTCAAGAACGCAGTTACGGAACTTTGACCATCGGCTAAGTCCGTGAAAGTTATGGCGGCCGTTGCCGTTCTAATTGCCATTATTAATCCTCTTGTTTATCGTTAATTGTTAATTGCAAAGGTAGGGTACCTGAATTGGGAACCGCCTGAGCTTCTATGAATATAGATTTCAATTCTCCGTTAGGAAAATTGTCCGTTACCCCAGAGTTGGTGGCAGGAACGCCATACCCTATGGGACATGTACCATCAGACCCTACTGTGACAATATTACCGTCAATGTGAGAGACATATCGCGTTGTTTCATGGACACAGACAGGTACTCCATCATTGGTCCATTCATAATCAAATTCCTTATAGTCATTCGACGATATTTCTGTACCGTCAGATGTTATAAATGCTTTTATTTCTGTTTGACCTGTATCATTACGAAAGATTACCCCGTTAGTGGCCAATATATCGACTTCTAGATTAGGTAACCCACGGTCATAAGCCAATACTGGATCTGACCAATCAGATACTTCTATGTTCTTAGTTATGTCATTAGAAGTGACTACAACTCGTATTAAGAAAACATATCTTCCTGTAGTGGGAAGATCAAAACTCCAACCATTAAAATCTGTACTTATCGTATTAGTTACAAATAAAGATCCAGTTTCAAAGTTATATGTTGTAGAAACATTAATATCTTGATCACTAGGAAGATCGGATTGATCATAACTTTTATACAATAGTATATTAGCACTTCCTCCGTCAGGATCTATATTGGCCAATTGAGAAGTTATTTCGTCTTCTACAAGTTGCTGAAGTTCTCCGGTAGTTAGACCTCCACCACCACTTCCACCACCTCCGGTAAGTGTGATAAGGTTATATAGTTCCGCGAAGTTGTCATTAATTTTCTGACTCGCATTACGAAGAGTATCGCCTTGTCCATCATTCGCAGCACCACCAGTATTAAGAATTTGTCTAGACATTAGAGTCCTCGTAAGTAGTCTCTGTATTTATAAATTTACAAATAGTCATCGTCATCCAAGGTCTGATATTCAGAGGACAGTGATAATGTTCCATTGTCTAAAGTCCTCGGTGTAACTCCAGCCCAATCTCCAATGGTTCCTTTAATAGTTATAGAAATACCATTAGAATCTACCATTGTTGTAGAGAATACATCTTGAATTTGTTGTAATGTTATATCTTTATATTTTTCTAATGTCTCTAGAGAACTAATCACTATTCCTTCAGCGTTAGCTCTTTGATCACTATCTCTAGCATCTACAGAATCCGTTTCTTCCATAGTTAATAGAGAATATAGAGGAGTGAATGATGACCTGACCATACTTCCTTGAACAACAACCGCGTAGTTTTGAACCTCTAATGGATCAGTTCCTATCCCAGCAGAAAAACCCATAGAAGCAACTTCTTGAACTTCTACTTCTGATGATAAATGCCATCCGGCTGGGTGTACCATCCTTTTATAAAAGTCTTCATACTCACTAAAAGCTATTCCAGTTTTTAAAAGAATAGAAAATATTTGATATTTCTTATCGTCTTGAACATACTTTAAAGATTGTGGACCTATCAAAGAACCGCCAGGTTTATCATTTAAAATAAATATATCTTTCTTTGGATAGGATACTTCTACGTCCTCATTAAAGAAAGCTTTAAAAAATTGTTCTACTGATAATTGAGTTCCTTTATTTCTGTAAAAATTAGAAAGAAGTCTTGTCATCAATCGTGGGTTCTGATAGAAAGATGAAGTTTCTAATCCTTCACTTATCTCACCTATCAACAAATCGAGAGTACTTAATTCAGCATTAGATATGTTTCTTATACCAAACAAACTATGGATTTGATCATCATATGAAACACTTCCGTCTTCTCCGGTATACTCATAGTACTTCTCTAGGAAAGTAATAAGTCTGGGATACTCTGTTTGAAAGAACTCAGGCAATACCTGAGTGACCTGACTTCTATGGAAGTTAGGTTCAGACCTATACTGACTGTTAATCAAGTTCAACATTATAAACTAATCCTAGAGGACCCAATATCAATATAACCTATGGTGGAAGAGAAATCCTCATCTAAAGTAATTATATAATTTCTTAATGGACTGATAGTACTTTGATTCGCTGGAGTTGCAGATATTTTTATTCCTGTTCCCACATAACCCGACTTATCAACTCGCAAAGAACTTAACTTAACTGTGGCTGTATTGGGTTCATAGTAACCTACATTAGGAGACTTAACAATACCATTTAGATCTAGTAGTTGTAATTTGGTGCTGCCCAGTTCATTCTTTATAATAACATCTATTCCATCAGACTTAAATACAGATGATGTAACTATGTGGTCATCCTTATCTGGAGTAGCCAACATCACTGGGAAACTGATAGTATGATCCTGTTCCACATAGGTCAATATTGGTAACTGAGTAACGCCAGACACAGCATTGAATTCGTTCTTTGCAGTTTCTATTTCTGAGATGATAGAATCCACATCAATTCTTTGTTGTATACGCACAGACATCTTAGAGTTAATGATTGCGGTAGACAACTGATCTATTTGAGTTAATAAATTACTTCTACGGAATACTTTATCAAAAGAAGTCAAGTTATCCTCAAAGTATTGTTCTATGAAATCATCAATAGTATTTTGTAAAGATTCCGCAGGCAAAGATGTTTTTACTGGGTCAATGTTAAATACTGTTTGTAATTCTAAGAAAGTTTCCCTAGGTTCAACAAACTCTGTGTTAATAGACATAATCGAAAGATTGGAAGTTAACTGACTATGAATTTGATTCTTAACATCAGTTTTTGTAGCTTCAGATACTCCAGTTAAAAAGTTCAATGCGACAAATACCTTTCCATATTCGGGAGGAACATTATCATTACCACCCCAAGTAGTTACATCCTTTACGTACCCACTATAGTTACGTGAGATCAATGCAGTATAATCATTCGCAGTAACAAGTCTATTCTGTGCACTGTAGGTCCTAGGAGCATTTAATTTGATTGATTCCATAGATTCTTTTTCGTCTCCACCAGCTGATGGTGAAACTGTTACCGGATTCAAAACAATATCGTCGGGCATACTATATGCGGTAGAGAAACTCTGCACACCATTTGCTTCATCACCTGAAGTGGAGATATAAGTAACTTCTATTCTATTATCTGCATCGGGCCCAGTACCCAAAACATTTCCATCACTAAAGAATAATTCATAGTAACCATTAGACGATTCGCGAATGATGTACACTCTAGAGTTATCCGTAATAGAAGATACGGTATTTATTTCGCTGTACTCTTGGAAGGTACCTGACAGATAGTTATCATATACGCGAACTTCCATAGTCGAAGTATCTATAGAGGTATCTGGTATTACATACACAGAATCATCATTAACACTACCCACAATGAATGACTTAGTCTTGGCGCGACCCTCTTTAAGTTGCAACTCGGTAGAACCTCCTATTGTCTTAAACTCGTAGGTATTATTAACATCTTTAGTTGCAGAAAATTCTTCGGTAGAAAAGAACGAATATACATTCTCATCTACAGTTCCAGTGAACTCTGTGTTTTTAGGAATAGTTAGAGTTGACGGCCCGGTCGTACTTGTAAGGGATATAGACACCGCACCTGTAGCCGCAGTCTTAGATTTAGGAGAATAACCCAGTGTCTCTGCATGGGATACCGCAGAAGAACGCAACTGTGAAGAACTCAGAAAGGATTCATTGATAGCCATATTAGCAATCAACCCATTGATATGAGTATTGTGTGCTAAAACGTCTAGTAAGTTAGACAGACCACTCGCACCGAAGTCATAATCCTGAAACTCGGATTGTTGTTTTAAATAAGTCTGTAGTTGAGATTTAATCTGAAAGAAATCCAACTCGGAGTTCTGTATAGCCATTTATCTATTCCTTGCAATATTAACATTCAATGTAACAACTCTTTGTACGCTTACTACTGCGAAGGTTATTGTTACATCGATCGAATTATAGTCGGGTCTTAATACACTCTTAATAGTTCTTATTGTTGCTCTAGGTTCATATGCATTTATAGCATAACGAATATTATCTTCAATGTCCGAAGACACGGGTTCTGTAGAAAGAGAGAACAATAGATCCTGTAGGTTACCACCCATCAAAGGTCTGTATGGAATCTCACCATGATTAGTCATCAATAGATTCTTTACAGACTGAAACACCGCAGCTGCATCTGTCTTCTTATACAGATCACCAGATGGTTTGGGTTCGAATGAACAGTCTACATCTGAGTATGTACGAGAGATAGATGTAGTAATCGGTCTCTTAGATAGGTTACCATCTTGTATCGAAAATATTTTTGTCATAGGGTTAAATTCCTCTAGTACTATTTATACAGATATAGTGACGATTTATTTTTTAATTTATTTGTAAAAAACGCTTGACAATTGATATAAAGTGTTGTATAATACTTGTATTGAGAATGAGAAGAGAGATTGAGAATAATGAATTACAAAGTCGGTGAGAAAGTTTGGGTAAAATGCGCTGGTACTGACACGTGGGTTATTGGTGTTGTTACTGGTAATACCGCTAAGAGAGTTAGAGTTTTTAACGAGTCTAGATCTGTCGAAGGTCTTTATGCTCCCAACAATGTAGAGAGGATTTCGTAATGGAAGATTTAAAAAGAGTAATAGAGGATTACATCCGAGAAGCTGTAGAACTGCCTGAGAACCGGAAACTTTCGGGTGATATCAATTGGAATCTAGTTGATGCAGATGTGTACAAGCGTCTAAACCCAGTTAGAAACACCGTATCTCTATTCTACAAGTTGTTCGATGAGATCGCAACTGAGATAGAATACAATGATCAAATAACTAGGGACTACAAGAATCATGAGTAACCAACAATCGATACAGGAGTTTCTAGTAAACTTCGAAAACGGAATGTACAATAATTCGGATAAAGCTACTCAGTGTAATGCTGGATGGTTTGACTGGTTCTGTAACGATTCATCTTTAAAGAACAAGACCTATAGACTAGTACCAAAAATTAAGTCTCTTATTACCTCTAGTAAAATTAATATCTACGAGGACTATGTATTCTTTAGGAACAATTGTCCTTCATTCGGGAGTTTGTATGATGATTTCCGTATATGCGATATAGAGACTGGGGATGTTAAGTACACTATAACTCCTAAAGATACTTGGGAGAAAGGACAAGCAAGTGTATATGGTCGTGATAACAATTTCGAAAAGGCTTTAGTTGTAGGAAATTGGAATGACGTTAAAAAATTCTTTGGTGTAAAAGCTTGACAAAGTTTGTATACTATAGTATAATGGTTACATAAATTGATAAAGAGAGAGAGAAGTTATGATAAAGTATGTTATTAGAGAAGTGAAGAATGATGCTCTTGCAAACAATATCCAGTTTGACTCTATGATTGAAGCAATGAACTACAGAACTGAGAACGATATTGCTTCCGAGTCTTGGGTCGATGAAGTAAAGATTAGAGTAGATGGAAAGTTTAAATCTACTGGTAAGATAGATAAAATTGTTTTTTTCATAGGATGAGGAAATTTTAGTATGAAAACTAACTATATCGCAATGCGATCTAATCCCGAACTAGTTCACTTCAGAAACTATGTTCTATCATTCTATGCCTATGATGGTCTATACCCTATAGAGGGTCTGTCTGTCGATGCCGT